TTCCCATTGATGATGATCTGAATCCCCGCCCCGCCCGATCCAGACCGCCATGCATCGGCCTCCGTCCTGTTCAGGACCGCCTCGCCCTTGTGCGCCGAGATGGGATAGTTGTCCGCCGGGACGTAATAGAGGCCATTGCGGGCCGACACAGGATGGACAAGGCCGGACATTCCCTTCATCGCCCCCGACAGGTAGGACAGCATCCCGCCGTCATTGGACCCGGCGTATGAGATAGCCAACTGGCCCAGGGCGATTTCATCCTTGGCGAGCTTGTCGCCCAATGCCGCGTTGATGATATACTTCGCGGCGTACCCCGTCGCCATGCTTGCCGCGCTGCCCGCGAGCCTGCTTCCCGTGGCCCCGCCGACGTACTTTCCCGCCCCCTGCGCGACGTAGGTAATGGCAGCGGTGATCGCGGCCTTCTGTAGCGCTTGTTCATTCGTTTTCTGGTTCCACTTGGAGGCAAATATGGAACCCGCTGCCGCCCCGCCTGCCGCCCCGTAGGGACCGCCANAAACCGCCCCGACCATGCCACCCACCGTCGGCAAGATTGACTCGATCAAATCCCCGACCCACGGCAGGAGCTTGTTCGCCACGCCACCGACCGCACCCAAAAGGGTTGTGATCGCATCGGGAACGAAAACGGCGTCAATCAAATCCCACACATTATGGCTTTTCGACGCCTTGTAAGCGGACACGAAAACCGGATTCAGAAAACTCCACATCTTCCCCAGGTGGCCCCACTTGCCCGTGAGCATCCCATACCCCCCCCAGGTGGCGATATTCAAAACGTCCTTGATATTGAAGAACTGCGGCAGTCCGGTCTGGGGGTTGATCGTTCCCGACCCGCCCAACGCCTTCAAAAGTGCGGCTTCCTCTTGGTTGATATGGGCAAGCATCGTATCCCCGGATTTGCCCTGTGAGGCGATGGACTGAGTGACCGACCGGGGCACGACAAACTCGCCCGGAGACAACCATGCATTGATGATGTCGTTACCCGGATGATCCCCGGAATATGGTGCAGCCCCCGGAACCCACCCGCCACCGTCAAAGCCGATCTTCCCGCCCTTCCAGACAACGGTTGTTCCTGGGGCCGGCTTATAATCAACCGGAACGGTCCCCGTCCCGCCACCGCTGCTCGTTATGGCGGACAGGGCCGTTGCCCCGATCTTCAGGACGCTTGACACAATATCAAGGACGTTCTTGCCACCGGCTACCCAATCGGCCTTGAACCAGAGAATGATTTGTTTCGCGGCCATATCGCCTATGGTGTCCGTAAAGTGCCTTAATATGGATTTGAACATGGAATCGGCGTACTTGTCGAGCTTCTTGAGGTCGCCCGTTATGCCGTCGTACATAATATCCGAGAAAGAGTTGGACATTTCCCGATAGGTCTGTACCATCATGTTCTGCATCCCATCGCCCCAGGATGTTTGATACTGTTCGATCTTGACAAGGCCCGCCTTCCAACCGCCCACAAAGGTTTCCTCGTAATCCCGAATCATCTGATCCAGCATTTCGGAATTTGTCTCCGTGGTTTTCTTTCCGGTCAGGGCGTGATAGTAACCCATCTTATCCCATACGTCCGCCGTGACGGATTCCTGTTTCTTCGCGTCTGCAATGGTCTTTTGCGTCGTGTCCTGCGACCATTTCGCCACGTTGGAATAGTATTCTTCGGCTTTCTTTGTCGCTTCCTCCGTTGCCTTGACACTCCCCGCAAATGCACCGGAGAAATCAGCATCCGCCTGATAGGGGGCTAAAAGATCGCGGGTGGATTCAAGGTAGGCGTTTGACGCTGCGGTCTTTGCGCCCCCGCCCCCGCCCGCGGTGGACTTCCTGTTTCTCAGTTGCGCCCTCAGGTTCGCAAGTTGCGCCTCGTAATTCGCGATCCCCTGTCCCGGCTGCGGTACTGTGATTTCCGGCCCCATCGGTCTATCGAGAATGCCCGTCACAGCGCCCCACGCGGCCCGTGACTTAGCCATGATATTCAGGGAGTTATAGGCCCGGACGGCAAACTCCATGAAGAACGTCGCCATCGACAGTTTTACATTCTTGAAATCGGCTTCAAGGCGCTCTATTTCATCCGCCGTTTCGCTTACCGCCCCGGTCTGTGCGGACTGCAATTTCGTCGCCTCAATCATGGTGATGCTATAAAGAGCCTGCGCCTTTTCCGCTTCGGTCAGCTTGGAGTACAGGTCGCCAAACACCTTTTCAAGATCGATAGCNGTNCCGAGGTAATTCTTCAGCCCCNTAGTCCTGCCGGTTTCAAGGGCCGTGGTGAGGTCTTGCAGGGCGGTTGTGGCATCCTTCCCGACGGCATCCCCGAGGATCTTCGCGGCGTCGGCAAGGTTCGTTAACTGTTCGGGGTTCAGCCCCTTCGCAATGCCGGCCAGGGCGACTTGCATTAAATCAGCACGGGCAATCAGGCCATCACTCGCCCTCTGCATTGAGGCAACGATACTGTCCGCCGTCTGGGAATACTTCCGGGCAAGGTTGTTCAATATCCCCTGCTGTTCGGCGTAGTCGGCCCCCTGCTTGATCAAATCCCATGCCTTGGAAGCCGCCACCATCGCGGCCCCGATAGCCACAGACGCGGCGATCCAGTTCGATTTCAGCTTGTCAATCGTGCTGATCTGCTTTCCGTATTGCTGATCGTTGATGCGCTGAATCTGGTCCGCCTTGGCCTTTTCCGCCCGGAGAATATCGTTTGCCGTGGCCTTGGAGGATGCGGCAATCATATCAAAGGAGTTCTGGACCTTCCGGCGCATCAGGTCAAATTCAGCGGAGGACTTGATCCCGAGGCTTCTGAAGTTCTGTTCTATGTTAAGGGTCGTCTGTGTGGCGTCCCGTAGCAGCTTCTGTTGGGCCGCCGTGTACCGGGAAGCGTCAAGATCGAGTTCGGCAAATATCGTTAGATCGGATCGGCCCGCCATCTTACACCCCGTTCAAGAGGATCATCTTCGCCCTTGCCTTGCACGCGTTCAGGGCTTTCTTGAGAAACTGCCGCGCCTGCATCTTCACCGTCCCACGTTCCACGAACCGGGCGTAATAGACTTCCCGGTTGCCTGCGTAAATGCGGATATTCCTCCGGGCGTCGTCTTTGAGCCGCGTCACCCGAATTGTCTCTTTCAATGCGCCCGCCTTCCGCCCGGACCATTTACCGCTCCCGGCCTTGACGTCCTGTCCGATAGGGACACGCGACCTTGCTTCAGCCGCGATCAATTCCCCCACCTTTTCAAGCCGGTCCATAGAGGCGTGGATAATCCGGGCATCGGTCTTGACGGGGTTCCAGTTCGCCACTCTCATTTCTTCTTAACCTTGCCCTTCACCTTTTGGTTCCGTGTCATAAGGGCCGTCGTGAGTCTGTGCTTCAGCGCCGCCGGGTCTTCCTTTTCTTCGGGCTGCTTCTGGCTCTCCTTGAAGTACGCCTGCCATAGACATATTTCGTGCGAGTCCAGTTCCGCCAACAGCCGGCGCCGTGTCATCTTCAGTTCGCGGGCGAGGAACATGACGAAAAAGTCCCACCCCCGCTTTTTCATTTTTTTTCAACGGCTTCCTGCTCGCCCACGGAAAGCCCGTTCAATTCCTGCGCGGCGTCAAACAGCTTCTGAATCGCCTTCGCGCTCTTGTTGGACAGGAGCAGGATTTCCTTGTCGTTGAAAAGCCGCGTCCCGGTTTCGTCAACGAGAACTTTGGTAAGCAGCTTCGCCCGGAAATTGTCCCTGTTCAGCCGGACACCGTTGGAATCGGCGTCGTAAATCTGGGCCTCGAATGCATCCCGCTCGCCGCCCGTCATAGTCCGTACACGCACCGATCCGCCCCACTCCGGGACGTCAATGTCCCGGAAGGGGAGATCGTCTGCCTTCATGATTTGATCCTTGTTCAGTAACATTTCCTTCCTCCTTGCGCTTGTTAAGTGGACCCGCAATTGTTGAACGCCGCGCCCGATGACAGGGCAATCGAAATATCGGCCTTCAGAGCGTTGTCCACAGCCCCCGTAATGTTGAATCCTACGATGTACCCGCCGAAATAGACGGACCCCGTTTCTCCGGTTGTCGGCCCCACAAATTTGATGTCAAATTTCCTCAGCGTCCGGGCCACCATATCGCGCTGAAGGGCGTCATGCAGATTCGAGTTGGACGCCTCGTTGTCCCACAAAAGGGAAAGGCCGACCTGGCCGCCATCGTACAGGCCCGGTTGCTTTTCCTTGGCCGTTGACTGTAGGGTCGTCACGTCAATCACAGGACCGGACAGACCCGGCCCGTTGAAACTCACCACTTGCCCGATGTTCTGCATCGTGTGGCCGGTGAGAACCACCGTCTCCCCCGATGACTGCGCCGTCAGTTCCTCATAAACCGTGATCGCAGTCGCCGCCGTGGTCTTGATCGTCCATACCCCGGCGTTAAGAGAGGAGTCGACTTCAAGCCGCATCCCGGTTGAAAAGTCTGCAAATCCCGCCTGACGGTTGATCGTCCTCAACGTACTGTCAAAGCTGATCGTATCCGCCGACAGGACCGCCGTCGTTCCCACAACCGACGATTCCCGCCTAATCAAACATCCTTGGCTTTGTCGCGCCATACCGTCACCTCCTCAATTATCCGGTGGTGAAGCTGGCCCCGCCGGTTATGGCAATGGAGAAATCGCCCTTTAGGACGTTATCCACCGCGCCGTTGACGTTCATCCCGATCACGTATCCCTCGAGGTTGATCTTCTGGGCCGTGGTCGCCGTCGAAAGCTGAATCAGAAGACTGCCCTTGGTCCGCTGAACGAGGCTTTCCCTGAGCTTGATCTGTCCATCATTCGTGGCGACCCAGTTCACATTCAGGCTGATCTGTCCGCCGTCGTAAAGGCCGATCATCTTTTCCTTGGCCGTGCTCTGCAAATTGGTCACATCGATAACGCCCGCGCTCATGCTCGGCCCGGAAAACCCCGTCAGTTCCCCAACGACGTTTGCGGCGAGCGTGGCGTTGACCGTCACGGTGGCCCAATAGCAGATGATTCCTTGGCTTTCCTTCGCCATAGCTTCTACCTCCTTACGTCACCGAGATTGCCGCGTACGACAAATCGGTGTGGGTGGTGGGCCGTAGCTTCACGCACCCGGATGAGTCGTTGTAAGCGTCAGGGGGGAAGAAGCCACTCAACTTCTGCCCCGAAGCCGTCACATCAACCGAGACATCTAACGCCACCAATCCCACAGGGACCGGCGACACCTGGGACGTCACGACGACGGCATTGGTCGCCGCCCCCGCATTCTTGACCCACAAAAACGTATGGCCGTTGTTCGCAAATTCATCAACCGAGCTCGCCGCCGTGAAACTGGCATTAAGCCCCGCCGTCGTCAGATTTTGAACCGTCAGGGTTGCCATTATTCAGTCCCCCAACAAGAGTATTCCTGCGAAATCGCGTACAGGTTCAGGTCATCGTTATAGTCGTCATCCTCCCACGTCAGGACGGCCCGGAAGGTGCGAGCGCCATCCATCGCGGTAAGGATCTCCTTGGACATGTCCTTCACCTCCGCATAGGTCCGGGCAAAGGCATTGACGACAATCGTCGGGTTCTTCGTGCCGCTGTATCCCGCGAGCGTGTTCACGATCCCCGCCGACGCCCGGTAATAGGTAATCGCCGGATAAGCCGGGTTCTGTGGAATCCGCACAGGGTAGATGCGAGTGTTTACCCGCGCCTTAATGTCGGCGTCCGCTGTCAGGACCGTGTATATTAGAGTTTCAATCATCGCCTTTTAAGTGGCCCGTTCGCTCCCGAGGGTTAATGGCTGGGAAGGGGCAGCCACCGGGGAGGCCGGAAACGAACGGACCTTATAAATTCAGCCTCCGACACATGAGTTGCAATTCCTTGTTCCGTTCACCCGGATTGATGATTGCTTCGATTAAGTAATCATTCGCCCCGTGAGTGACCTTCATTCGCGCCGTCACGTCGGACCTGTATCGGATCGTCACCCGCGCCTCGATCTCGGAAACGGCCTGTTTAGCCGCGAAATACTCCCGGCCCTGAATCGGATCGATCCGCGCCCACAGGTCGGCCACCTTTTGCCAGCGGACTTCCGGCTCGCCGTAAGTGTTTTGCGTGTCCACCGGCTTATAGAGTATGACCTGATGTCGGAGCCTTCCCGCGTTCATCCTATGGCCTCACGTCGATCAACACATACGGGTCAAGCAGGCCGTCAACGAAACTGCGCTGGAGTTCTTGCACAATCGTCCCGGTAATCGTGGGCTCCCTAAATTCGTACATCTGGCTGACCCGCATCTTGATCCACGTTTCAATATCTTCGGGGCAAGTGTCCGTTGCGTTACTTGTCGGATACCCGGCCTGAAATTGGACTGTAATCGCGTTCCGCTGTGTGTAGTGGTCCGGCCAATCCTGACCGTCCCTCAAAAAGACCCGCCCGGGTTCCGCGTACACGTCCACGCCAAAGACCGTTGTGGAAAGGGTCGTGCTGTTTCCCGAAGTCGGGTCCAGATAGGTAATGACCACATCCGTATCAGTTGACGAAAGGGGCGCACGCGGGAGAATAAACTCCCCATTCGCCGGCCAATCATCAACAAGCAACTGGAACGTCTGAGCCAGACAGCACCGCCCGGTTTTGTTCTCGGCAGCGTGACGGGCTGCCTTTTCCAAAGCGGTCAAAAGGGTGTCCTCCGTCGTGTCCGCCGTCGAAAGCCTGAGATACGTTTTCAGGTCGGCCACAGACACCGGCTCGGCAGTCGCATCGGTCACAAGTCGCAGGGTCCAAGTCATATCTCCCCCTCAAAAATCACATCGAAGTGCTTGCTGATCCGCCATTCATCGACAAGGTAATCCGGCGTGACCCCCGCCCACCTTTTGCCCGACATGATCGGTGCGCCAGCCGCAACGAGAAAATGGGCGGTCAATTCCGAGCATACTTCCTGCCCGTCAACGTGAATCTTCGGCAGGCCGATCAGGTGCAAAAGCAGCCGATACCAC